GATATATCACTAATTAATTTAGCAATTTTTATATAATCTTTCTTTGTCATTTTTGTAACCTCCTTAAGGTTTTATTAGTTTGTATATTGAATCATAATATTAAATGATTGTCAATAGTTTCTACCACCTAAAGCCCCAGTCAAGGAGCTTGTTATTGGTGGTGTTAGTCTAGCTTAACTCGATCTCTTCACCCTCGAAAATATCTAAGTCTGCTAGTGTCTCTGATAATGTTTCCATTGTTTTATTCCTCCAGTTGTGGGGGCGTTTAAACACCCCCTAGTTAATTAAGCCTGTACCATGTAGACGTTAGCCCCATCATTCCTAGTGCAGTTAGAACAGAGCATGGGGTTCTCTTCTGACTGGGTACGGGATTGATAGAAAGATGCTCCACATTCATTCGAACAAACATGCTTTATCATTCTTGTGCCTTGAGATTTCTTTTTGTAAGTGATCTCGCTTTGTGGATATTCTCCAATATCTGCAATGATTTCTTTTAACTGTTCCTCTAGTTCAGGACTAGCTACAGTTTGAGTCATTTTCCCAGTAAGCCCCACACCTGTTGCAATCTTGCGAAATCCTGCACCATGTCCACTTACATTGTTGTCTATAGCGTGGCAAAGCTCATGTACTAGAACATCAGCCACTCTTAATGAGTCAGCTTTAACTGGTGATATAAATATTTCATTTACACCATCAACACTGGATGCCCTATTAAAGCACTCACCCAATACAACATGCTTGGCTGAATTTCTACCAGCTCCGTTTGATGTCCAGCCACAATGAATGCGAACATCATTGGGAATCTCAAAACCAGCTTTTTGAAATAGAGGGTTTAAACGGGTTGAAAGTTTATTCAACCAAACCTCTGCTAATTTGTTATTTTCATTTTTCATATTTTTACCTTTTGGTTATGCCCCTAATAAAGGGCGTTAGTTTATACCACTAAAAGCCCCAATAAAGGAGCTTTGTTAGTGGTGGTTAGATTAATCTCTATAATATATATTTTCAAAAGATATTTTAAAATCATCTATAAAATAAGGATTATCATCATCAATAGGCTTATACATTCTTTCAATTGTTTTATCTGATTCTTTTATAGATACTTGAAAGCTTTTAATTTTACTTAGAGAACCACTTAAAAATAAAGAACCTTTATCAAATTTAAAATCATCTTTATATTCAATTTGTTGTAATGTTTCACCCCTTGCAAGTAATTCATTACTGAATTCTATAATTTCATTTACTCTGAATAAGTGAATAGTTTTTTTAGTTTTATTAGTCATGTTATTTTCTCCTTTAGTGTTTAACATGTGAGTATTTTAATACTAAAAAATAACTCATTGCAAGAACGTTGCAACCATGCATGTTTCAGAGCATATATTTTAGAGGTAAAAAGGCACGAGACGGAATTTCAAAAAAAGGCTTTTTTAAAAAGTCAAGTTTTGTGACAATTATTTTTGAGTGTTGGGGAACGTTCTAAAATGTTTCAGAGTAGATATTAAATATATTTATTACTCGATAACGCCTTATTGATTTCACATTAACTAGGAAATGACTTTGAAAAGGCGTTGTAATTATAGAACAACTGTCGCATTTATAGAGTTACTTTGAAATGGCGTTGCCCGTTGTAGAGTACGTTTAAACGGGGCATCTGTCCCATTATATAAAACTTTGAAATCCCGTTTAAATAGCTGAACGAAGTGAAGAGTTATAGAATAGTTGTAGAGGTTATAGAGTATGTAAGGGGTAGGCAGGAGGTACAGGGGTGGTACCCCCATATATATATAAAACATATACATTTCGAGGGATTTTAGAACATTAACCAGCCCCCTAACTTTACAAAGTTTTATAAGGAACTGATATATAATATTGAATAAACTTTGAAAGCCCTATAAGCGATATAGTTTCTCTCTAATAGGCAGTAGATAGTTTGGATGTTAGTGTTAGTCTGGAACGACTAGGGTGGGGTGTTATATGTATATGTAACCCGGGGGAACCTAACAATTCCATTGTACACATTTATTTCGCATTTGTCAAGACCTTTTATGAAATAACTTAAAAAAACTCTATAACACTTGACAAACTTTACAAATATCACTATAATACCTACATGACCACTAATTATCTACCTGAAACAAAGGATAGACAACTTACTGAAAAACAGGAAGCATTTCTAGGTCACCTCGTGGATACAGGAGGAGACTTTAAAAAGTCAGCCGAACTTGCAGGATACTCCGGCAATCACTATCAAGTACTAAAAAGTTTAAAAGAAGAAGTAGTAGATTTAGCCTCTAATGTACTTGCAAGGGAAGCCCCTACAGCAGCGTTTAAAATTATAGAGGTTTTGAAGTCTAATAAGCCAATACCTCAAGCTAATTACAAGTTACAAGCTGCACAGACCATATTAGATCGTGTAGGAGTTAGTAAGACAGATAGGATAGATGTTAATCATAACACAGGAGGAGGTATATTTATTCTCCCAGAGAAAAAGGCGATTGATATTACCGATGGCGATTACGAGGATATAAGTGAAGATATTTCTGACTGAGATAGAAGCCTACGGTACAACCTTTGCAGGTCCTAATATTGTAGCTTCATCTTATGAGAAAGCAGAACTAGCTGCAGCCCAGAACCATTTGGTTGTTGTCGGAGAGTTAGACAGCATCTATGTAGATGATGATCTAGAAAAAGAATACTTAAATACAATACCCAGAGAAGAAGATAGGACAATACACTGATGTTATTAGAAAGATTACAATTTAGAAACGGTGGTTCAACTGTAAACAAAGCAGGGAACTATACACAGCCGGGGATGAGAAAGAAACTTTTCAATCGGATAAAGTCTCAAGCCTCTCATGGTACTGGAGCTGGTCAGTGGTCTGCACGTAAAGCCCAAGCTTTAGCAAAACAATATAAAGCTAAAGGTGGAGGTTACAAGTAATGACACTTGCAAAATCTCAAAAGTCTTTAAAAGCTTGGAGTAAACAAGACTGGGGAACTAAGTCTGGTAAGAAGTCTAGTGAGACTGGAGAAAGATATTTACCTAAAAAAGCTCGAGAAGCTTTAAGTGATTCAGAATATGCAGCTACCACAGCAGCTAAACGTAAAGATAAAGCTGCCGGTAAACAACACTCACCTCAACCTAAAAAGATTGCTAAAAAAACAGCAAACTATAGAGACGATTTTAAAAAAGGCGGTAAATCTAAAAAGAAAAAAGTAGACGGTAGACTAAAACGAGCAGGAGTAAGTGGTTACAATAGACCCAAGCGGACTCCTAATCATCCTACTAAATCACATATTGTTGTAGCTAAATCAGGTAGTACAATTAAAACTATTAGGTTTGGACAACAGGGTGTGAGTGGTGCTGGTAAAAGCCCTAAGTCAAAAAGTGAAAAGGCTAGACGTAGATCATTCAAAGCTCGTCACGCTAAGAACATTGCAAAAGGTGTATTGTCTGCAGCGTATTGGGCTAACAAGGTAAAGTGGTAAGATGGGAAAACAAATAGGCAGTGACGAAAAACCAATAACATTTAGATCACCGATCTACAAAAATACGCACGGAAGTAAAGGTGCTAATCCTAGACCCGGATTCTATACGCAAGACTATAGAGATAACTGGGATAGAATATTCGGTAAAAAGAAAACAGAAGATAGTCCAAAAGAGGACTAGGAGAACAACAATGACAATAATTAAGAGATGGTTAGAAAAAATAAAAAACTTTCTAGCTCCAAAAAAACAAACAACTAAGAGGAAAACAAATGTTAAAAGAACTACTAGAAAAAAAAGTAAATAGTCTTATTAATACAAATGAACTTACAGACATGCAAGTCTGGGGTGTCATGTGTGGTATAGGCTTTATATTAGCTTTAATAATTATGTGGATAATCTAAGATGAACGTAGTTCCTGATGGGTATATTAAACGGACAACCTCTACCATACCATTCGGGTATGAGTTCGATGAGGTTACTGGATTTCTTAAACCCATAGAAGAGGAACTAGAAGCATTACAGATTGCTGAAAACATGATAGTCAACGAAGAGGTATCACTTCAGGCTGCATGTGATTGGTTGGAATATAAAACCGACAGAAGAATTTCTACTCCCGGTCTCAAGAAACACGTAGATAAAAAATATGGAAAACGAAATGAAAGACTGGGAGAGGAATCCTCATCTCTACTTGCAAGATGATGATGGTAACTTTGTCTTAAAGAAAGACGGAACTCCTAAAAAGAAAGCAGGTCGACCTAAAACCAGCACCGAAAAAGCTATCAAGGCTGCACGTGCTACGGTAGGTCGTAAAAAAAGAAACATTGAAAAGCTTGAACAAAAGTTAAATAACGCTAGACAATCGTTTAAAAAACAAAAAGAAACAATTCAAAAACTTGACCAGACTGTAGAAGGTCCTGTCACTGAAGATGAACTTGATACACTTCCCAAAGCTGTCAGAGAAAATCTAGACAATCACAAAGTATTATTCCACGCTAACGAAGGTCCACAGACAGACTTTCTTGCTGCCGGTGAAAAAGATGTGTTGTATGGTGGAGCTGCTGGTGGTGGTAAATCTTTTGCTATGATTGTAGACCCACTAAGGTATTGTCACAAGAAAGCACACAGAGCTTTAATCCTCAGACGTTCTATGCCAGAACTAAGAGAGATGATTGACAAGTCACGTGAGTTATATCCACAAGCTTTTCCCGGTGCTAAGTTCAGAGAAGTTGAAAAGCTTTGGAACTTTCCAAGCGGTGCAAAGGTTGAGTTTGGATTCCTTGAGAGAGATGCAGATGTATACAGATATCAAGGACAAGCATATAGTTGGATAGGCTTTGATGAGATTACTCACTTACCTACAGAGTTTAGTTGGAACTATCTTGCTTCACGACTTAGAACAACTGACCCAGAAATAGAAACAT